ATGGAACGTGCCAGCTTCAACGCTAAGCAAGTAGCGATGGCTCGTGACGCAGGAAAGAACGATAAACATTTCGCTTGGACACGAAGACTTATTGCATTATCCTCAGTCTTTGCTATTATTGTTCTACCAAAGCTAGTCGCTGTCTTCTACCCAGAAGTTAGTGTCATCGTAGGCTACACAGAAATTCAAGCTGGGTTCCTAGACTTTATCTTTGGTCCCGGTGAAGAGATGGTAAAGTGGAAGTATGCACAAGGCTTTGTCATTACACCGTTAGATACACACATTGTCTCAGCCATCGTAGGTTTATACTTCGGTGCTGGATTTACTAAGTAGGATATAAAGATGCCAATAGCAGGACCGTTTGATAGACCCATTCCGGGTGAGTCACTTACAGGTGAACCACGTAATAACCCTTGGGAGCAGCCACCTCAGATGTCAGATGTTAATGAGGTGGCTATGTATTACCTTGAGCGTTTGAACAATGATGAAGTGCTGCAGGACTTTGGTACTATGATTCAAGCTGGAGTATCTCTAGCTCCTATCGTAGAGACTACATACATGCAGGGCGTTATGCGTGGATTGCACACAGTAGATGCAGGTCTTGTTGTAGCACCTGTTATCCATGCATATCTCAAGGCTTCCTTAGAGGATATGGGCATCACTGTAAAAGACTCTAGTGTTGATCCTCAGAAGAAAGCTGAAGATGCTGAGATGCAACGCTTTATGATGACAGCTAGTGCCATGCTAGACAAAGAAGAAACAGAGACACCCGATCAGGGCCAGCAGATGGTGCAGGATATGGTTGATACGCAGGAGGGAGAACCTGTGGAGGAAGAGATGACACCAGAAGAAAAGCCTATGGGCTTGATGGCAAAAGGGTAATACACAATGGCATTCAACAAAGATGAATTTTTAGCCGCATTTCTAGGTCAAGTCTCTACTGGTATAGCTGCAAACCGTGAGGAAGCCAAAGCTTACAAAGAGAAGCAGGAAGAAGCTTTTGAGCGTAACATACAGCTGATTAACACTCGTTCTACTAGAGCGGGTGCTGCTGTTAATCTAGGTAAAGAAGCCCTTCAGTACTTACCTGAGGGAGCAGACGCTAAAGCTATGGTTCGTACAGCTATGGCTTCCGGTATGACTGGAGTAAAAGAGTTTCGTGACAAGCTTGCAAAAGCACATGCAGAGGCAGGCTTATCCGCTGGGCAAAGGCTATCTATGAACGATGTTGAGGCTATCATTAGTATGCCTAACATTCCTAGCATTGACGCCTCTCTCATCGACATGTCTCTCGAACAGTTTGCTAAACAGACATATGGTGCTTACGGTGAAGCTACCCCCGCAGAAGATACCACTGGTGTAGTGGGTAGGCTCTTTGGCTTTGGTGCTAAGGAACGTGCAAAGGAACAGCTGCGTGAGATGCCTGGTATGGGCGAGATGTCTATTGCTGATGTAAATGCTGCAGCACGTATGTCTGAGTTTAACTCTCTTATTCCTAATGCTGTAATGTCTTTCTCTGAGATGGAACGCTTTACGCGCAACGATGGTTACACCTTTGCCAACGACATGACAGAGTTGTTCCAAGAAACTATGAACTCTAGAGAAGCTGATGACAGCGTAATGGTGGCAGTACGGGCTGAGATAGACAAACAAGCGGCACTAGGTATCAGAGAAGGGGATATACCTGAAGCAGATCTAGATGTTGTGCGTAGAGAGGCTCGTAGAGCTTACGCTGAAAAGGCGGTACATCAACTAATACGAAATAAAGCAGATCAGTATGCAGGCCCAGCTGGTTTCTTTGACCACTCCTTTGCTATGGAACAGATAGCTGAACTTATGGGTGCAGACTATCTAGAAGAACTCAAGAAGTCTTACGGCATAGAGGATGGAGACCCTGTACCAGAGCCAGAGGAGACGCCAGGAGCGTTACCTATGGATGAGATACCACCGTCTGCTGATGAGTTACCTAGCACGTCAGGTGAAGGGTTACTACCACCACCTTTACCAGTAGATCCTACAGCAGTGCCTTCACTACCAGAGGGTAAGGAACGTCCCACAGGTGAAAGGGGCGGTGATATTGTAAAGCAGCGTAAGTGGGATAAACAATACGGAAAACGATATAACCCAGATAGAACACCTATCATAGTTGAACCACGCCCAACGGACCCTGATGCTACAACTACTCGTACTAAGCTTCTATCAGGTAGAGAATACCAAGTTAATGCGATTGAAGAGTGGGATAGAAAGTATGGGGAAACCCACAACCCAGACGGAACACCTAAGCAGTTTGAGGATGACTAAACATGAACTTCTTTGAACGCCAAGAGTACATTAAGAATCTTACCAGCGGTGTACCTAAGAAAAGGATTGAGCCTCTATCGTTTGATCCAGAAGAATCCCTTACAGTAACAGACCTACAGTCAGACTATAAGTATTCACAACCTATTCGTGACTACATGATTGAGCGTATGGGTCAGGACTACCGTGCCAAAACAGATGAGGAAGTAGTAGATGATTTTGTTAAGCACATGCGTTACTTTAACGCTAACACTGTCTCTACTGCAGGTGAAGTACGCTTCGTCAGTAAAGCTAACGACAGGCAGAAAGAAACAGCCCGTAAAGCTTACCAGATATATGACCAACTAGGTAACGTATTTGTTAATGATGGCTTCATGGGTGCCGTGTCTGGTGTAGGTGACTACGTATTTGCTGCAGCAACTGACCCTACCAACTACTTAGGTTTGCTTACTGGTGGTATTGGACGTGCCGCTGCTGGTGGTGCTCAAATCACCGGACGTGTAGCTATCAAAGCTGCCGTACAACGCGCTGGGCGTGAGGCTCTTCAGAATGGAGCTACTGCTAAGGCTGCTAAAAAGGCAGGTATAAAAGCTGGTAAAGAGGCTGCAGCTAGAGCGGCTGCTCAGGGTATGTCTACTCGCAGGGCTAGAGGTGTGTATGAAAAGGTCTCAGAGAAAGTTGCCCAAGAGGGTAAGAGAGCTTTAGCTAAAGACGCTATGAAGTCGAAGCAGAAGGAGTTGTTCCAGACAGCTGCTACTAAATCCTTGTACGCTACTACAGGCTTAGACGCACTAGCTGCCGTGTACCAAGACGTAGCCGCACAGCAAGTTATGCTAGATGTTGGAGCACAGGAAACCTACAGCAAGACACAGACCGCCTTCTCTGCTCTCTTAGGTGGTGTTGCTGGTGGCGCTCAGTTAATAGCTCGTAAGGCAGGTGCAGGTAAGTCTGGCTTGGAAGATACACGCACTGAGATGGAGAAGCTTGCTCAGAAGACTATTGATGAGTACGCCCCTATCCTGAAGAAGAAGGATGCTCCTGAAGCTGCTAAGGCTATACGTGAAGCAGCAGATAAGTGGAATGAGAAAGTAGATAGAGGTGAGTTTGGTAAGGGTGTCATTGATGACTCTCAACTTGTTAAGGAGATCATGTTTGGTGACACCCCTGGTGAGATCGGTGGTCTCGCTGGTGTGTTCAAAGACAAGGGCTACAAGATTGGCAAAGAGATCCACATCTCTGATGTCATCACTAACGTAGCTAACTCTCTCACACAAGAAGAGCTAACAAGTATCAACGCTACTATGGGTAAGTTCACTGGTATGCAGTTTGGTGATCTTAGTGGTTCACGAGTTAAGATGGGCGATTTACTTGCAGCACGTATGAGCGAAGCAGGTAAGACCTTGAACGTAGCATCACAGCTTAAACGGACGTTAGACTCTGGGTTGCTGGCTGCTGAAGCTAAGATACAGAAACAAGCAGGTGCTATTGATGAGGCAGAGGAAAAAGCTGCTAAAGCCTCTGAGCCACTACGCTATGGTCAGTCTGTATGGAAGCGCTTACTTGTTTCCTCACCAGCTACCACAGCACTCAACGTTGCTGGCTTTGCTCAGTACTATGTAGGTCAGACTATCGCTGATCTGTTTAGCTCAACAGCGTTGATGACTAAGGGCTTGGCACAGTCTGCCTTTGACACTAAGGGTGCTCAAGAAAGCTTCCGGCAAGCACGTGCGCTGGGTACACTACAGGTACAGAAGATCCGTAACTTGATGGACCCATACACTACACGTGATGCATACATGAAGTTTCTCAGTGACCCTGCTAACGAGTCTGCACAGAAGATGCTGTTCGAGACTATGGCAGGTGGTGTTGATGCATCGGCTAAACGCTTTGGTATTAACCCAGACAACCCTACCTTCCGTAACGTAGAAGCCTTTACTACAGCTATGAACCAGATCACTGGTGTGCGTATCCAAGATACATTCACTAAGTCTCAGATGTTCATGAATGAGATGGACAAGTACCTACGTCTGAAGAAGGGTACGACTCTCAAGGATGCACTGTTATCAGATGAACCTTTTGATGATGATATTATCCAAGGTGCACTTGATACTACGCTGAAGTCTGTGTTCGCTAAGGATTACACAACAACTGAACAACCAGAGTTGATACGTAAGTTAGCTGCTGGTGTTGAGTTTATCTCTAACACACCTGGCTTTGGTACTATCCTACCCTTTGGGCGGTTCTTCAACAACGTTGTTGCAACAGCGTACCAGTGGTCACCACTAGCTGCACCTGAGGTACTTCTTAAGCCCTTCTACAAACGTATTATTGCTAAGGAAGGCCCAGAGATAACTGAGATGGACGCTATTGCTCGTATGACAATAGGTTCCGCTGGGTTGTACTTGGCTGCTGAATACGACAAGGAACGTAGAGCTGAAGGCTTGGGCGTGTATGAAGTTAATGTTGGTGGCGGCAAGATTGTAGACGCTAAGAACACATACCCCTTCTCAGCATTCCTTGCAGCTGGGCGTATCTTCAACCTAAAGAGAGACGGTGAGATTGTACCACCTGAGTTGTTGACTGAGTTTGGTACACAAGTAGCTGTCGGTCAGCTTGCAAAGGATGCACAGTTTGGTAATGACCTAAACAACCTACTAGATGTTCTGATTAACTCAGATGCTGGTGCTCGTGGTGCCTCTATGGATGCATTCGCTAAAGTGTTTGGTAACTTTGCCTCTGGCTTTACTCGCCCTCTTGATGCGGTGAACAAGGTAGTAGGCTTTGCTACAGGTACAGACACAGCTAAAGATGTACGTCAGGCTGATGCTATGGGTATCTTCACTCAATCATCCACTAAGTACTTCGACAATATCCTTGAAGCATTCATTGACAAGACAGACACTATCACTGGTGAAGACTTGGCAGTAGCTACACGAGAGGGTGACATCTATGATGCTAACCCCTTCGCTAGGATCTTTGGTCTGACTATCAAGCAGGGACGTACAGCTACAGAGAAAGCTTACTCCATGTCTGAGATGCAACCGTGGACAGCTAATGAACGCTCAAAGCTACCTGCCTATGACAAAGCTTTCAACGCAATGCTTGCACCTGTACTGGAACGTCAGACGCAGCGGCTGTTGATGACTGAGGAGTTTAAGGAAGCTAACCTTAACAAGCGTAGAGGTATGTTGAAGTCTGTGTTGCGTAGTGCTAAGAAGCAGATACGTGAGCGGATGGATAAAGGTTATACCTCTGGCGACAATGTTAAGATGCGTATGGTCTACAAGGCTCAGACTATGTTCCCTAAAGAGGTACAGCGTGAGACCGCTAAAGCCATGAAGGATAAGTTTGGCATAGATGGTAGCTTAGATGACTACTCGTTTGCTGAGTTAGACTTATTCATGGAGTACGCAGAGTATCTCAAAGATACCTTCGATGCAGCAGCAGAGTTTTAGACAAAGAGAGAGGGGGCCAAGCGGCCCCCTTACTTTATTCCGTGTATGTCTGCTGCGCGTCTAGCCCACATCAAAGCCTCTATAAGCCTCTCCTTGGAATGTTCCTTCTCCCCGCACTCATGTAAGTTATCTAAGATGTAGTTGTCTAGATCACACGCTGCTTCTGTTAAGCCTGTGTTGAACTTATTCTTTTTGCTCTCCACAAAATCCTGTGCCTCTAGCTCTATCTTTTTCATCCTTTACTTTCTAATCTCTTTAGGTAATCTAACGCCAGCTGTACGCCTGTAAGGTTATCGCCCAGCATACCAATGCCACGATTACAACTACCACATAGATGACCTCTGTACTCTCCTGTTTGATGGCAGTGGTCTAGGTGTAGCTTACCCCCTTTAACATCTTTAGCATCTACAGAACAGCAATCACAGGTGCCATAAGCTCTATGTCTATATATTTTGTTTAGCCTCTTCTGATGCATAGACCCTTGATTATGACAGGTTTTACACCTGCTGTCATAGTGCTGTAGTTTACTACCATCTTTAGATATGTATGCCCAGACTTTGTAAAAGTTATCTTCCGTTTCCAAAAAAACTTCCTTACAGAAAGAACAAGCTTTACATCTTACACTACTGTTAGGTAACTCTACTTTCTTCTCTTCTTCAAACAAACTTAGCTGCATCACAAACCTTCCTTCATGAATACCTTGACCCACTCAGCGCAGATACCACTACGCACAATGTCATCAATGCCAAACTCTACCACAGGTACATCAAGCATATGCTTCTTAGCTAGGTGAATGATCTTAGCTAGACCAGACGTACCCTTTAAGTCTGACTGCTGGATGTCACCATTAAGTACAATAGTACTGCCTTCACCTACACGAGTCAACAGCATCTTGATCTCTGGTATGTCTATGTTCTGCGCTTCATCTACAATGATAAACGCATTGTCAAAGCTACGCCCACGCATCAACGCCAGAGTAGCTACTTCAATGTTACCATTCTTTACACCTGTATCAACAGCACCACGGCCTAAGTGTTTCACCAGTACATCAAGCACAGGTAGCGCCCATGGTTGTGCCTTCTCTTCTAGTGTACCTGGCAGGAACCCTATGTCTTTACCTACAGCTACGTGAGGACGTGTGATAACAATCTTGTCTATCTCTTTTAGTGTATAGAAGTCTGCGGCACACGTTGCTGTAACGTAGGTTTTACCTGTACCAGCAGGACCAAGGATAAGAACCTGCTTGCTGTTAGCAATAGCACTGATTAACTTTCCTTGGTTCCCTGTCTTAGGTACGATACCAGAGGTAGGCTTACTAGCCGCGCCCTTATAGTTTGTCTTACGGCGTGTACGTGTAGGCTTCTCTAAGGGTTCGATGTTGTTCATTAAGCGTTCTCCGGTACAGCCGTACACATATGCACTATAGATACTTTATCCTTGAGATCCTCAGGTAAGTACTGGTACGTTGCTGTCATTGCTTGGGCTGCTTCGTAGACGCAGGCATCATAGGTGTTATACAGGTTGGGAGAGGCCCGTACTGATGGTACCTCTCCCGCCATATATGCTATAAGCACAAGCACATACATTAAAGCTGCGCCTCAGGGCTATAATCATCTTCAGTATTAACCGTATCCTCATCAGTAGGGTGATTAATCTTCTCCTGAATGTACTCTACACCCTGTGTAACTTTAGGTTCTGCATAATCATATGCCTTACCTGCTACATCTGTAGTGATCTCTATAGCTGCTACAGCCAAGAAAAATGCAATTACAAACTCAATCATCTAAACGTTCCTTCAGTTGTGTGTAGCCACCGACATGGCGGCCTTCGTTATCCCAGATTTGAGGTACTGTAGTCATACCTGCCTGCTTTAGCAATGTCAATAGCCATCTACTACTAACTGTATCAACAGAGTAAGACATAAAACCTATACCTTCTTTTTGTAGTAAGGTCTTTGCCTTATTGCAGAACTCACACTTAGTAGTCCCTAGTATTACGTACATTACTTCTCCTCTCTAGCTGCTCCAGCAAATGCTCTTGCGCTTCCTGCGACATGATAGGCCACTGCCTTATCTCTGTCATACTGCGAAGACACCCTATGCAAAACCCATCCTCAATGAAACAGATCTTTACACAGGGTGACTCCACGTTTCCTATACTAGGTCTACGATTTCGCATGAGTCGCCGGAGCAAGCCATCGTCTGCATAGACACTGTATTGTCCTCATTCTCATAATCGTTAAGCTCTTCCCAGTCGATGCTGTCTGGCATAAGTGCAAGCATCTCTTCATACTCTTCCTTAGTGCAATCCTGATAGGGTGCTTGCTGGTAAGTATGATCTGAGTGTGGCAAAAATGATACACCTGACATCTCATCGAAGTGTTCATACACGAATGCACCTACAGACATCCATTCGGTGTCACGAACTGAGATAGTTACACTTGGCTTATGTTCGCACCAGTGTCGCTGATAGGTGAGCCACAACTCAAGCTGCTCTACAGCTGTCATATCATTACGTGTGACTGCTAACTCAGGAGACTTGACAGGGAAGCTAAACACTACAGTAGAGTCAGGCTTCATGACGCAAGGCTCATTAGGGATACCTTTGTCAATCATGAACTGCGTCAGAGGGTCTTTGCTGTCACCACGCACAGTGCGAATATAGTAGGGGCTGTGACGAGCATGAATACCAGAAGCAGAGTCAACCAACTGTGATACCGTACCGGAAGGTTTAACGCAGCTGATACTAGCAGAAGCAGGGATGCCAAGCAACTCAGCCCACTCAGCGTTAGTAGCCACAGCAATGGATCGTAAATGCTCAAGGGTCTTCTCCAGTCCTTTGTTCTTGTTTGTCATAAGAGGGTTGTCCATAATGCCTGTCATAGACACACCAAGCAAGCGCTCTTCTGCTGTGTTGTTCTGCCAGATCTTACGCAGATAGGGGAACTTAATCATGGTAGACTGGATCGTACCTAAGATGGTAGCCAGCTTAACCTTACGCTCAAGATCCTCAATAGTATCAGTAGCACGTACTACGCACTCCGTTAGGTTGCAAAACTGATTTGGGCGTAAAATTATTTCAGAACAAGGGTTTGTACCAAACTCATGGTTAGGATCACGCCGCCCAAACTTAGCTGCTTGCTTCTTGGATGCCTCACGATTGAAGATACCACGCTCACCTGACTTAGACTCAACCAGTGCAAGCCACTCACGCATGAATGTTTCCATGTCTGGCTTCTCAGTATATGATACAGAGTTGTTAGCCAAGGCACGATGACCGGCAGTTTCCCACCACTGTCCTGACTTAGCGTGACGCATACGGTCATCACTCAGGTTAGACAAAGAGATCATAGCTGAACGTCTCACGCCACCTACAACAACGATCTGACCAATGAAACACATCAGGTCATGACATTCCATAGAGCTAAGCTTGCGTCCTTGTGCCGCCTTGAAGGTAGACACAGCAAAGTTAAACAGTTCTACGAGTGGCGCTGGGCCTGACGCTCTACCGCCAAATGTTTTAAGTCTTGCGCCAGCAGGACGTACACGAGAGACATCCCACTTAGGAATCTCACCAGCCCAGAGGAGCGCAAGAACTTGACGGAACCCCTTAGCCCAGCCTTCCTTACTGTCCTTAACGACAACGATAGACTCACTCTCGAACAGCTCAGGCACCTCTGGGAGCTTGCTGATGAACTGGCGCTCGACACTGAACCCGACACCAGTGCCACAGAGGAGAATGTACATAGCCTCATCGAAGGACTTAGGGTCATCTACGGGTAGGTAGCTACAGTTGTAGCCTGCAGTGTTGTCACGATCAAGCGCTGGGCCAGCTGTCATCATAGCTCTCATGGAGGGCATGATCTCTTGACCAAGGATAGCTTGCTCAATGTCATTGATGTAAGAGTTGTCACCTGTCACACGGCGCACTACGTTATCCATGTAGCGGCTTACTGTCTTACTCCATGATTCACGGCCTTCACCGTCAAAGTACTTGGCGTAGCGTGACTTGTGAATGAATGCTTGATAGTCGGTTGGTAGTTGATTGCTCATCGGTTGTCACCTGATCCTTTGATAACGCCACGTCTTGCACGGCTGTTTAGTTTGTCCATATTGGTTTGTATCACCTCTGTGAGGTCACTGTTAAAGTAGTTAGCAAGGGCTGTAACATAGAACACAACGTCACCTAGCTCCTTGATAATGTCATCCGGTGAGACCTTGGTGTTGTCACGTAGTAGCTTCTTGATCTTCTCAGCCACCTCACCTGCTTCACCTACTAAGCCTAGTGTATTCTCCACTAAGCGGGTCTCACCTTCTGTTACAATCTTACCCTCTACCCAGTAGGAATAATTCTGTGTGTTAACATCTGCCATAGCAGCAAACGCATCTATATCTTCTTGTGTAATCATCCTCGCTCCTTCACGTATAAGTTTTCTATCTCTACATCATCCACGTCATACATCACATCAGTTATCAAGTCATGTATATCTTGTACGTGGCTATCTTCGTATGATGATAATATGTTATTGTTATCTTCTACACACGCTACAAAAGTAACACTGAACTTTTTCATGCACTTCCCTCTGTCTTTGTCCAGCGGTTAAGGGTTACAACATTATCATCTACAGCGTAACCTCTTTCCTCTTCTTCTTCTGCCTCTGCTTGAGCGTATTGCTCAGGGAACATCTCTTGTAGTATTTCATGCCTAAGGTCAGAGAAGTCTTCCCATGCATCAGGGTATATCTCTAAGAAGCGCTGGGCAGAAGCCATAGTAACAGCCTCATCTAACGCTGCCCTCATGCCATCCTCTGATCCAGCTGCACCAAAGACTAAGCCAGACTTGATAGCACCTGTCCACTCACCCTCTTCTACAACAGGGTGTAGTATGATAGCGATGTCACCAGGTTTAATCTCATAAGGCATCACTCTCTCCTCTTAACTTTTACACGTTGCTCTTTCATTCGCTTGCCTTTTTCTTTGAGCCACTCTTCCGGTATGATGCGGTGCGCCCACATAAAACCTTTCTGTTCACACCAATCGCAGTACCTACTCTTAGCCCCCTTGTAAAGCTTTGAATTAGCGTTGTAAAACACAAAACGAATATCAAGTGTAGGGTGCTGTCGCTGTATCTCTATATGTTTACGCCTGTCTCCAGCAGAAAATAAGCCCTTCATCTCAACTATGATACCATTGTCTAGCTCAAAGTCTGGCGTATATGTACGATACTTTAGATCCTCCCACTCTATCTTTAGCTTTTCATAGGCTACAATCTTCTGCCTATCCTTGAGGTATGCAGCAGCCTCAACTTCAAGGCCACTGCGATACGTTCTTTTGTTGTGCTTACGTGGCACGTCCGTCTCCCACAAGTACATACTCTACAAGTGGGGCGTCTTTCTTACCCTTGTATACACGAGAGGGTAGCTCTTTCAGATCCCAACACTTGTGCTTGAAGTCACACCAATGACACTTAGAGTTGAGTACTAAGTTGCCACTAGGCTTCTTGAAGTATGTCTCAGGCACTGGCTCATAGCAACGCTTGAACGGTTCATCATTCTCAATGTAGTCTACTGTGGCTTGGATGCCTTTGATGACTTCCTCCTTGTCCACCTCAGAGGCGTCTACATACTTGAACTCACCGTTTCCTTTGTTGACTACCCACCAACCACCTACACCCTTTCCAGCGGCCTCTGCGTAGCCCACAAGCTGTGCCACGTAGCCAAAGCTATCGTCCTTGTTGAGTGCATCGAAGCTATCAAACTTATTCTTGTATGACCAAGGAGAGGCAGACTTAACATCATCAATCTTACCATCCATCTCCATGTCGTACTCACCCTTGATCTCCTGACCGTTGGGTAGCTTGAGTGTGACAACATCATTGTCCTTGAACTCCTGACCTACTGCACGTAGCAGTCCCTTGAACACAGCCTCAACGATGTCGCCAAGGATCATGTTCATCAGGAAATGTGGCGGAAAAGGTCTACGATCTTCTGGATCATTCTTCTCAAACCACAACTGACAGGGTGCCTTGCCAATGTTTGACATACGTAGGCGGAAGTCTCCACGTGGAGGGGAGTTAAACTGTTTGTTCAACGCAGCCTCGACATCAGCGGCAACCTGTTTGGTCACCGCCTCTGTCATGCTTGCCTCACCAGCTAGAGCTTTCTGCAGGAAACTGTAGATTGCTAATTCTGCTGGATGATTCATTAGCTCACCTCGATGAAGTCGTTGTTGAGAATGTCATCAACCATAGCCTCATCATCAGATGACATGTCCTTGTTCATACGCTCATGGTGTAGATCTAAGATCTTACCGTTGCTGTACTCAACAAGTTCGATGAAGTCTTTTAACATCTCATTGTCACCCTCACCTAGTTCAACCTTCTCACCAGATGATGCTTTGATCTTACCAAACTTAGCACCTGTAGGGATGCTATCTTCTACGCCTTCAAACTTAATCGTAGACATGATAGGCAACAGGTTCTTACGCTTGAGTACACTCATCACACCATTGATGCTCTTCAGTGATTCACGGTTCTTAACATCCATGACAAAGGGTACGTCTTGGTAGTCAGCGCTATCAAGTGCTTCACCCTTAGCAGTCATAGGGTTGTCGAGAGTGATTGTACCGTAGTAAACATTCACACGCTTAACACTACGGATGATCTGTTTGGTTGCTTCAGGCAATGCGTTGAAGTCATCAATCCAACCAGAGGGACGCCCAAGGTTGAAGCCACCAATGCTATCCTTCATGTCACCGTTGAGTGAGTTAGCTAAGACAGACTTCTCCATCTCTTCTGTTTCACTATTCCACCGCTGCCACTGTTGACGCTGGGCAAAGATGCGTACTGTTACCCCGTTGCTGTAGATCTTATCATCACCTCGTGTGAGGATGAAAGCACCAATAGGTACTACTTCTGTCTTGATAGTCTTACCACCTACTTCAAGCTCACCCATGATAGGTGAGTGTAGCATACCTACTCGTGCAATACTTGGTGTAGCTTCGCCACCTGACATCGACACACCCATAAGCTCAGCCATAGATTGTCCACGGTCATTAGCGATTTGTAGTTCATTGCTCATTTCTATATCCTTTTCATAGAGTCAAAGAGTACCTAGTTATACCTCATACATCCACTGTGTCAAGCCAGTTGGGGCCGATTTTTGCTTCTAGTAGTAGAGGTACATTCATCGTTACGTTGTATGTCTGTTCGACAAGATCATTGATACCCGTGTTTAGTTGGTCAATGATAGCAAGTACTTCGCGTTCTTCATCTGGATGTACATCAACAACCATACTGTCATGCACTGAATTAACAACGCAAGAATGTAAGGGCTGTAACAATTCGTGAAGTCTGTTAAGTACTACAGGTACAACATCACCAGTAGCAAAGCCTTGCACCGGATAGTTCTTTATCATGGTAAAGTGGCTTGGCATACCATTGTCCCTGCGTCTTACATCAGGGAAAGCATACTGCCTACCTGACACATTAGTTATCTTCATAAAGCGCATTGCCTCGTCACCTAGCTTCTTGTGCCACGCAGCTATGCCCTCGTACTTCTCAACAAAGTGTTTGTAGTATGCAGCCTCCGCCTTGGATCTACCATAACCTGTAGCCCCAAAGAGAGGTGCGAACGTATGGGCCTTAGCATCCTGGCGAGATGTCTTCTGTCCTGCATCTGTGATAACCTGTGCTGTGTAAGAGTGTACGTCAAAGCCTGTAGCAATCTCTTCCATAGCTTTCTCATCTTGGGCTAGGAACGCTGCCGTTCTAAACTCAAGCTGGGCAAAGTCAGCCTCCATGATCTTACCACCATCCCAGCGTGACACAAACACACGCTTAACAGGAAACGTACCACCCCGTGGCATGTTCTGCATGTTAGGGTTACGTCCACTGAATCGTCCTGTCGCTGTGATATGCTGGGTAAGAGCTACGTGCAGGAACCCATCATGCTTAGTGAAGTTAGCTATGCCCTCAACAAAGGAACTTAGGTAGCTACTGATAGCAGACAGACGTTTAAGATCGTTGAGAAAGTCCTCCGCCTCACTCATGTTATTGTTTCTTGCAGTAGCAGCTAACACCTCAAGGTTCTCCTTGCTGGTGCTAAAACCGTTGGCACTTACCCAACTCTTGTTAGGCGCACTAAACCGTAGTCCAGCAATCTGCTGTGTCTCTGTTAGCTGGAACCCACGTGTGTCACAGTCCTTACACTTGTTAGGCTTAGCGAAACGTGTACCATCTTTCTTTGTCTTGTATGTCTTACCCTGTCCCTCACAGGTAGGGCAAGTAAAAGCTTTGGTACGATAGACAGGCTTAGAGTTTGCTTTCACTGCATCCTTATACTCATCAACAGTAGATGTGAACTCGAACAGATCAACCCACTCTTTCTTGTTAATCATGCGGCGTGAGAATATTACCTGAGACATCTGCTCATTACTGGTGAGACTGACGGGTGTGTCTCCCATAATCTGACGCACCTTCTTCTGTAGTCGATCCTCAAGCTCAGCCCTCTCACTCTCAAACAGTTCTCTTACTCGCTCCAACTCTTGAAGATCAACTCTGATTCCTGACATATACATTCGGGTAAGGGTTTTGCAGGTAGCAAAGGTTGTGTCCCTGATGACTGCAAGGGATTCTGATTCGGGCTTGGCATAGTCTGCTTCGATGCTGTGGAACAACCAGCTAGTTGAGAGGATGTCGCACCTAAGATAAAAGCTAAGCTCATCAAGAGGAATCTCATTAGTATTGTAGCCCTCTTTGAAGTATCTCTTGAGCGTGTCATCTTTCTGTACCTCTAGGTTCCTACGTTCAGCACAAGCACCCAAGCTCAACGCAGTACGCTGACCCCGATCCAACACATACTCTGCCAACATGGTGTCATAGATAAGCCCATCATACTTGAAGCCTGACTCCCACAGCCACATCAAGTCATGCTGTGCGTTGTGCATGATGAGCAGTGTTGTTATGTCGAGAATGTCCTGCACTAGCTTACGCCCAGCGCCTGACTTATCCTTAGCTTCATCATGGTCTATATTGACTATGTGTAACTCATCGTGGTTGTCAGCATTAACCATACCTACTTGGACTAGATGGTTACTAATCTCAAAAGGGTCCATATGTTTCTTGCCGTTGCGTACTGTGCTACTATTCTCAACGTCTAATACTAATCTCATGTCTCACCTCAAGCTGAGTAGATAGAGCGTGATCCATCCAAGACACAGGTGATCTTACCCTGATACCCATTCAGCTTATTCTTGGCTAGGTTGAGGTAGCGTACTGGATCTTCATCCTCACCCTCTGCCTGTTGCGTCTTACCGATCAAGACCATTAGGTCTGCCTCTGCAGCCTTACCTGTCTTAGATCCCTCCATCATTGACTGGTTAAGGTCAGCCTTACCTTCTGCTTCAGCAGATAGCTGTGACATCCAGATCACACAACAGTCATACTGCTTAGCAATATTACGTGCATGAATAGCAGCTGTCTTGAGTGTGATGTCACTGCGTTCACTACTTATATCTGCGAACTTGTCACCCATGTCAAGCACTACAATGTCAGGCTTCTCCTGTTTAACAACAGACTCAACCCATGCCATACCCTTACCTGTACTGTCCTTGAACAAGACATTCTTACGGATAGGCTCATAGCGTTTGTGTGCTAGTGCTTTGTTCTCACGTACTTCTTTCATCGTCATGTTAGCAGAAGCACTAATGTACCGTGCAGCTACACGGGTGTATGCCTCTTCGTTACACAACACAATGCACTTAGCACCCTGATGGGCGAACCCTTCTGATGCAGCTATAAGACTGGCATGGAAAGAAGTTTTACCAGTATTGGGACGAGCACCAACCACCACAAG